TTCTAATGCAGCAATGTATGATTATGTTAAAGCTAATTTAAATTTTGATCAGATGATATGGGAATTCGGTACGGATCAAAACCCAGATTGGGTTCATATATCGTATGTAAATGAAGAAGCTAATAGAAACAGATGTCTAAAAGCATATCGTGAAGACGGTAAAACTAAATATAAAGTAATATAGTTTATTGTTGAGATCTTGGTACAATAGTTGACTTAGGATTAAATTTAGGCGCGGTAACTACTATAGTTTCACCTTTCATCCACCCCGTGTATTTAATATTTTCTTTTTTTAAGTTACTTAGCAAATGCCATTTAACTAATCCTCTTCTTTGTAAAAAAGAAACATAATTCATTTCAAGCTCAGAATCATGAGCGGATTTATCCCAAACATATACAGGCAAATGCCAGCTATGCGGTCTACAATTACTAGCCACTTTCTTTTTACTTATAGAATTAGCGTTTAATTGTTTATTAAAAAAATCAAAACCTATTAAGTCAATACTTTTATAGGTTTTTATTTTATCTATAAACCAAATTAAAGTTATAAAACCTGCGCTTGGTCTTTCAGTAGAAGTGTCTAATATATCTTTACCAAATTCTTTCCAAATTCGTATTAATTCTTCATCAGAATACATTTGAGTATATTCAGGAAAATCTTTTGGCAATCTATCTTCTAATATCCAGTCTTTTAATTTTATATTACCTCTACTTCTATTGACTAATATTTTAGTATTTTTAAACTTACCTGTTTTAAATTCTTTTTTTAAACTATTAAATGATGGTGCTCTAAATTGGCCTGTAACCCAAATATCACATTTAGTACCAATAGATTTTTCTTGTAAAGCATTAGCTTTAATAGCTCTTCCAAATCTAACTACAATATCATAGCTATCTATAAAATCACCTTTTTGGTGCTCCATTATTTCAACAGAGTTACCTACAAATATAATTTTTTTATTTTTTACAAACTCTCGTATATCTTCCACCATGGTACAGAACTTTCTGAATTTTTATATTGATCAAACCAAGGCCCGCCATTAGTATAATGTAAAGCTCTTGCATTATTACATTTGTAATGTCCTACTAAACAATTATACTCCATAGGTATTTCACCTATATTATAAGCCCATCGTAATTCATGTAGCAATGAAGGTGATGCTTTATCTAAATAAGCTTTTTCTAAATGTTGTAATTTATTACAATTAAACACCATAAGCGAACTCCAGTTTTTTCTTGGATATGTTTTATTTTCAATACCATCCATTTTATTATCTGTTGCTTTATATGTAGGGTGTTTAACAACAGCTACATCATTATCACCTAAATAATCTAATAATTCTAATGGATTACATCTCCATAAAAAATCATTATCACAGAACATAGCTATACCTTTATAGTTACATAGTAAAGGTACATAAAACCTAGTAAATGAAAATTCTGTAGATTCGCCTGCTATATCTTCCCTACCGTATATACCTTGCTCCTTTAATTTAAATTTATCTAAATAGTTTATATTTAATTTACTATTAAAATTTAACATAGATTGTTTGCAAACTTCTGTAGCTTGCGGATATTTACTATCGTGTCCTATAAATATTCTCATGCTTTCTTACCTGATGTTCTTCTATTAATATCGTCGTGATTAAATTCAGCCCAGTATAATTCAAACGCAACACCATCTTCTAGTCCTTCAAACTGATGGAATTTACCAGGTTTAACCATAGTAAAATCACCGGCTTCAAGTATTGTTTCGTCAACTAAACCTTGGTCGTCTTGCCAAACTCTTATTAGCATTTTACCAGACTCAACAAAAAATCCGTTCCATTTAAATTTATGTTCATGTTCTGAACATTTAAATCCTTTATTATATTCTATTCTATGAAATTCTAATACACCATTTTTGTGTACCATTTCTGTTTTACCCCAAATTTTTCCTGCTTTCATTATTTACTTTCTTTAAAATACGGTTTAGACCAAGTTTTCTTTTGCATTTTTCTATGCGGTCTTATTCTAGGTTCAGGTAAAGCATCTGGAACCCAGTTATAGTTTTTTCTTCTTTTGTTTTCTTTATTAGAAGTTATTTTAAAATTATCTAATGTTTGATTTTTCTTATTATAAAAATGCGCGCTTATAAGCATTCTTGGTCCTATAGTTTCAACTTTATGATATTGATATGTAGGTATATATAATAAATCACCTTCATCTAAAACAAATTCATCTAATATAGTTTTAGGTTCCATAGGTTTAAACTCTTTGTACATAGTCCATTTAGTTCTTCCTTCTGTATGAAATAAAAAGTTTTCTGTACTATCTGCATGAACAGGAAATGATTTTGAGTTTGCTTGTGGTGAAGCATATACATTACAACAGCCATTACCAAAATATTTTTCTAGTTCAAAACAAACATCAACTAATTCTGGTTTTTCATATTCCATTAAAGCTAATACAAATGTTTTACCATCTTTCCATAACTTATATATTTCATCTTTAGTTAGCATAGGTAATCTTAATTGACCTTTTTTAACTTTATCTAAACACCATCTTGTATCTTTATTATCATAGTTTAATATTTGTAAACTTTTTACATCAGGTAATCTATTTAAATAATTATTTAAATCTTTAAATGTATATAAATTATTAAATTTATTTCTACGTATTACTAAATGTTTTTTACCCCAATACTCTTTAAAAAAAGTATTTATATCTATAGGGCTTAGTATTTCTTTTAATGTTATTTTATCCATCGCATGCTAAACAATTTTCATCCATAGCTTGATCAGCAATATCGCCTCTCAATACAGATTCGGTTCTCATATAATATAATGTTTTAATTCCTTTTTTCCAAGCAGCCATATGAACTTTATTAAGCCATTTAGGTGTAGCCTCACTTGGAAAAGCTAAGTTTAATGAAACAGATTGATCAATATATTGTTGACGTATTCCTGCTTGATTAACTAATTCTAATTGATTTATTTCTTTAAAAGTTTTGAATATTTCTTTTACGGATATATCGTGAGGTCCATGCGTAACGTTGTCTAATTGTTTTAAACCTTGTATAGAACCTCCGTCTTTTAATATTTGATTCCATATTCTTTCATTGTCTATTTTATTTTTTCTTAAGATTTTTTTAAGCGTAGGATTTTTACGTATGAAAGTACCTTTAGCAGATTGTTCCGTGAAAACATTCGCAGCCCACGGTTCAATACCTGGCGACACATTCCCGCTAAGCTTACTATTGCTAACAGTAGGAGCAATAGCACGTAAGTGAGTATTACGGAAACCAGTTCCAGTGCACCACAAAGGTTCTCCATAAACGTCTGCAAGCGCCATACTAGCTCTTTCGCTTTCAATTTTAATTTGTGAAAATATTTTTCTAGTTTCATATTGTGATAATAATCCTTCAAATGGTAAACCTTTTTCCTGTAAATACGTATGCCAACCTAATACACCTAAACCTAATGCTCTACCTTTTTCAGCAGATCTTACGGAATTATGGAAACCAACTTTACCTTTTGATTTTTGTATAAACTCTTCTAACACACCATCTAAAAACCAAATAGCATCATATATTAAATTAGTTCCTTTCCATTCATCGTATTTAGCTAAATTTAAAGACGACAAACAACAAACAAATGAATGAGATTCATCAGTGTGCAATGTAATCTCACTACATATATTTGTCATATGCACTTTTAATCCGTGCTTTCTGTAAGCGTCTGGATTACCTTTGTTTGTATTTCCTTTAAATAAAATATAAGGCTCTCCAGTTGCTTTACGTTTTTGAAGTAACTTACCCCATAACCTCCTCGCTTCTTTATCTCCAGCATCAAGCTTTCGCATGAACTTATCGCCGACCACAGCGCACTGGTGTAAGTTGAGCGATTGACGATTAACGTCTCCTTTAGGTTCTCGTATTTCCAACCAGTCTTCAAAATCGGGGTGGTCAATATTAATATTAACGCTTGCAGCTCCTCTTCGGACAGATCCTTGATTTGTTGCGAGTATAGTGCTGTCGTAGATTTTACAAAACGGCACAGTTCCATCAGATGTTCCATTACCTGTTATGTTTGCACCGGCGGGTCTAATCATATTCAATCCGATACCAACTCCACCGCCGTGCTTAGCGAGTAGCATCATCTCCAAGTTCTTCATACCAATATCGTATATGCTGTCTGCAACATCGATACCAAAGCATGATATAGGCAATCCTCGATCTGTGCCTATATTAGATAGCACAGGAGAAGCTAAACATAGCCAACCCTTCCATATGTATTCAAAAAAAGTTTCAGCTAGTTCTGGGCGATTTAAACGCTTCGCTACAGTTGTTGCAACACGCATATAAGCATCACGAGGTGACTCGTTTTGAAACAAATAACCTCCAGTTATTGTTTTTTTATATACATCTGTATCTCCCCATGAAGGATAATCAATATTTTTTTTCCAATCGTTATTCCACATTATAAATTACTTATTAAATGTTTTGTCCAAGCAACTAAGCCGTTTATATTTAATACAACTAAGTTCCATTGTTTTCTTGAAGCTACTTGTATTAACACACAACAAAAGCCAGCTATATATAATTTAGGTTCTAATGTCCAGTGTGCTGACAATAAACAGCCTGCACCAAAATAACCTATCCTACTAGCTAACTTTTCTGTTGGTGTTAATTTTCTTGTTCTTACTAATAGCTCTAATAATTTTCTTTTTACCATATATCTTCAAAATCTTCACCTTCGTTAGCTTTGCTATAATCAGTTGGCCTAACTGCAAAGAAATCAGTATGAGTATGGCCCCCGGTAAGATGATCAAACCAAGCCATATTAGCAACTGCTTTTTCGTCATAGAACGTAAAGTCCCATTGTTCATACTTTTTATTTTTGTAGCCAAGCTCTGCAAGTTTGTCACCAACTCTTTTCTTAATAAAATGTACCAAGTCATATTTTTTCATTCCTTCTATATCTCCCATTTCAAATATCTTACTTATGTAATCCATTTCAGCGTTGTGCATTTCTAATGCAGCTTGAAATATATGCGGCTCACATTCTTCTTTTAATCCAGGAATTTGTGAACACATATGTCTAAATAATTGACAACCCATTTTACTATGTAATGATTCATCTCTTACAGACCATTTCATTTGTTGCCCGATACCTTTAAGAAGATTGCGCATTTGAAAAGAATAAAGAACTGCAAAAGCACTATATAAAGATACTCCTTCTGCGAAAGCAGAGAAAACAGCCAATGACTTTCCAATACCCACGGGATCGTTGCCATCATATGCAACGAGATTGTCAAAACGAGCAGCCGTAGCTGGTTCATGTAAGAACGCCTCGTAATCCTCCAGTCCAAGTGTTTCATTTAAATAACTATAAGCTACAGCATGTATTGTTTCTTGTGAGCCGAACATCATAGCCATTTGCTGTATCTCATGTTTAGGAAACCATGATACGACTTTTTGTGTCCAATAATCAGACACTGCACATTCTGTTTGTGCAAAACCTAATAGTATATTACCTACTAAGTTTTTTTCCTCTGGAGTTAATTTTTCATTCCAGTCTTTTACATCACCACTCATTGGTATTTCAGTATGTAACCAAAATGCCTGAGCTTGTTTTAACCAACCCTCAGTATAATACTCAGGGTATTCAAAAGGTTTATAAGGTATTCTTTCTGTAAATATAGGTGCTTTCATATTAATTTTTCCATTCTATAGCAAGGTCGAAAAAAGGTATATAAAATACCATTTGTGACCAAACAGGTCCTTCATATGTTCTTACACCGAATAATAATCCAGGGTACATACCAAGTGCCATTGACCAATTATCTTCCTTGTCCTTTATATTTTTTGACATAATTTTTACTTGATTTTACATTACTTGATTTTGACTTAGCATGAATGCCAGGTCTTTTCTTTTTTGCTTTTCTTATATATTGATATATATTTATTTTTTTAGCCATAACACTTTACATTATATTTATCATGTATATATTCTAAGTCCTTCCACTTTAAATACCCACGTGTACTAATGCTCCATTTTATAAACGTATCAATTTTACGTTCTTTATACTTTCGTCTAGCTAAATGCTTAGCTGACTCTCTAGTATTTCTATTACCTTGTCGCATTCTTTTTGATTTTGTGGTTTAAATAAAGTATAGTTTGGAAACTGTTGTGTTACCAATCTTTTAAATAATTTCCATCTCATTGGAAATGATTCATTAGGTCTACCTTTTGTTTCAATTATAAAGTCTTTACCAATAAAATCTGGTGTATACTTTATAGGTAGTACTCTTTTACTTCCTCTATTTTTAAACAACCCTTTACTATTTGATTGTCTTTCATAAGCTTCATTATCAAAATGAAATCCATTTAATAATACAAATGTTTCACCTTCATATTTAGCTTTTATACCTGCTTTTTTTAAAGCACAATACATATACTTTTCTAATCCAGAAGCAAAAGTAATACCATCGTATTCAATTTTTTTTGAAACAACAGGCCCTCTTTTTTTTCTTCTATAATATCTCTTCTTCATTTACATCAATGTTAGATATATTATTATTGAATTCATCTTCGCCGACCATATATCTTTTTAACATTGCTTCTTCTATTTCATCTGATAAAACAGATTTAACTTTTTCGATATAATTTACAGCATCCATTAATTCTTCTTGTATATGTGTTAACCATTTATCTAATGTTTGGTCATCATCTTGTAACGTTACGCCATACTTTTTATAGCCTACGTCTGAGCGTTGCTTAATCTTATTAATAACTCGCTCGATTATTTTATCTCTCATCTTTTACAAATGTTCCGTTAATCATTTTACCTTGTCTGTCTGATATTTGATTATATGCAGACGCAATACATGTTTCAACTCTAACGTTACGTTGTTCTGCTAAATTAGTTAATACAACTATCATGTCACCTATAGCATCAACAATCTCAGCTTGGTCATCTTTTAATAATGCCTTTGCTAATTCTCCAGATTCTTCTTGAAGTTTTACGTATTGAGTTTTTACATCACCGTTCTCATATATACCTCGTACTTGAGCCCAGTTTCTAATTGAATCGAATATACTTTGTTGAGACTCTATGTGTTTTACCAAACTTTCTAAGCTATTAGCATTATTGAAAAATTCAATCATTGCTTTATTGTACACATAACATCTATTTTTGTTATACATTGATTCATGAGCATTATCTACAATCCAATGAGCTAACTCTATATCTAATGATACTTTGCCAAACTCAGTTTTCCAGTTCATTCCTAGACTATCCATTAGTCTACCTTTTAATTTATTAAGAGGTACCGGAAATGTTGTAGTTTGCTCGGTTACGTTTATTTTCATTTTAAATAAATTTTTATATAATTTGTTATCTTGCTTATATCCATAAGACTTTTGAAGTTCTAGTTCCTTCTCAGATATATAATCAATATCTTCAGAAGATTCTAAAACTTCATATTCACCAGGTTTATAACCCTGCGTTTGCGTAACCCTTTTATTAAGATTACGTGTAACACCAATTTTTTTACCCGGAATGTGATATAAATGATACATTATTTTCCAACATTTAATTTTGCCTTAATAGCAGGCAAAGGGTTATAATTAATTAATTCAAATTGTTTTTTCTTAGGTATTTCTAATCCAGGATTACTTCTGTGACCACCTTTAAATATAATACCATCTCCATGTATTTTTAGCTTTGGTAATTCTATATGGTCTGTTTTTCTATAAACATAAGTACTTGCAGCATCTAAATGATTTAAATATAAATGACAATCTCCAAGCTGACCTATTAATTTACCTGGTGTATATTCAGTGTTAACACATAGTAATTCTAGTAATATACCGTACATTGCAATATCATATGGTAAACCTAAAAACACATCAGCTGAACGTTGAATCCACATTAAGTCCATTGTATTATTAGTATTAACATTAACTTGTACTGCATAATGACACGGTGGTAATACCATATTTTTTAATTTATCAGCTCTCCACGCATTTATAATATGTCTCCTTGAATAAGGATCAATAATTATGCCGTAAATTAAATTCATTAATTGGTCATAACCATTAAAGTCACGCCATTGTGCACCATATACTGGACCTAGCTTTCCGTCTTTACGACCTGACCTTTTGTAATCATCATCCCAATAATGAACACCATTCTCGTGTAAATAGCCTAAGTCTGTTCTGCCATTTAATATCCACAATAATTCAGTAATAGCATGATTAAAATACATCTTCTTACCAACTAATAATGGAAATCCTAAAGACATATCATGTTCAATTTGTCTACCAAATAAAGACTTAGTGCCTATACCTGTTCTATCTTTTTTCTCAGGAGCAGACTGCAATAGGTTTGCTAATAAAGCTCTATAACTATTTTCTATATTTGTCATAATAATATTTTTGATATTCACTTATTTTTTTCCATATTTCACCAGGACCAAATGGCTCTGGGCTTGTACCTAATTTTTTTCTATTAGGGTGTATACCTTGTTCTATATCTATATACCAAGAGTTCTCGCCCCACTTAGCTTGTCTAGGTGTTATTATCATATTATGTTTTATACACCAAAGCATTGCTTTATCTTCTTCTGTATTACGAGTATAACTTCCCATAGTATATTTTTTTCTTCTAGGCATTACGATTCCCAAGGCATTGGTTCATCTTCTGTTACAATTTCATAATGAGGAACAAAACAACCTGATCTAGGCTCCCACGTAAATATAGCTTCAGCTCCATTCTCACCAAGATTTTGAAACTTAACTTTTAAAACTTTAGCTTTAACAGTCTTAGCTTCATAATCTCTATGTACCAATATGCCATGATAAGACGCATCATACCATTCACCACCACCTTTTATATTGTACATAGTAGGTTCTTCAATTTTACCATCACTAGTCTTATACATTTTAGTAGGATGGGCAACTATGAATACTAATACATCATACTTCTTTGCAAAGATTTCAATCTTAGTTAGGTAATCCATTGTATATCTATTTACATCATCTGACACGGCATCAACATCTCTTATCTTATTAAATGGGTCAATAACAAGACATTTGATACCTTTACGTTTAACTAATTCTGCACCCTTACGCAATACTGTTTCAAGAGTATATTTCTCCATATCAATAAAGAAAAAGTTATCGTTAACGTGTTCTGCTACTTGTTTCCATTTAGCTGTACCAATATCTGATTTTGACGGCATATCTTGCCAGACTTTACGCATTAGTTTATGCGCATGTAAAAATGTGGGAGCATTCTCAGGTGAAGCGAATGCTGTTTTCCAGCCGTAGTTTTGATTATAACCTACGACCATTTGATCAACAAAATCAGACTTCCCACTACTAGGTATACCAGTAACAGTAATAAACTGTCCAGTATAAGTGGAAAAGATTTCGTCGAAGTTCTTGAGACCAACTTGGTAACCTTTTTTGAAACCATGTTGTACAAAATCTGTAACCTCATGTTCTATGTCTTTAAATGTTGTAACATTTTCAAGTGGTACAGGTCTACATTCTTTTATTGTATTAGCTAATTCTTCTTTACCATATTTAAGTAAATAATCATTAGCGTCTTTACAGTCTACAAAATTAGTTAAGTAACAAACTTCTGCACCTAACCTTCTTATTAATTCATTTTGTAATGCA